CAGCAAAGCAATCTCTGCGGCTCTGCGTTTTACGAGTCCAGGCAATACTTTGCCACCGCCGCGCACCCACAGGGATAACTGTTCCTTGGCACCGTCCCAGTCCTGCTCGTCAATCTTGCGCCGCAGGGTGCTGCCGCGATACCGGGCCACGCCAAGATTGTAAGCAAAGTCGGTCATCGCCCCAAGGGCTCTGGGGTAAGCAATCAAGCTCGGTGAAGCCTTCAGAACCCCTGCCAGATAGTTCGTTTGTAGCTCAGACAGCAACCACTCATCCGCGATCTCCTTGGTGATCTCGGGGTGCTCCATCGTCACTTTGGTGCCGTCAGGCTTGAAAACGGTTCCATAGCCAATCGTGGGGTAGCCCGCCGGGCAGATGTACGGCTTCAGCCGTAGCCCTTCAAAAGGGCGGCACAGAGCAGCAGCGATGTCTACCGCCTCACTTGCTGGACCGCTCATACACCCGTCCGACAAACCAGAAGGAGATGATCATGTTGAAGACAGCGAGATCGTCTGCGCCCCACATCGTGACCAAGACCTCCTTCCAGTTGCCGTTCTGTTCTATGGCAATCAGGAAAGCAGCAATCTTCACAGAGGCGTACAGAGCCAGGAAAGCGTAAGTGACCATCGGGCGCACCAGCGCTGAGATTGCAGAGACAAACCACCCGGCATTCTTGGCGGTCTCGGATTGCTCCTTGAACGCCTGAGCCATCGTGTCCATCTCGGCCATCGTCATCTGCGCTTCGACCTGCCGCATGGCGATCTCACCCCGGATCTTGGCAAACTCCATCTCGGCTTCGACCATGCGAAGCTCATGCGCCCGTTCATTCTTCTTGTCAAAGAGCTTAAACACCTCTGGCGCGAGGCGCAGGATACCGCCAAACAGACCACCGATCAGCGACTCAAACATCACTTGGCTCCTTTGATACGTTCGCGCTCTTCAAGCAGCCTGACCTTGACCTGAAGCTCATTGATGTGGTTCATCAACTGCTCTTTGAGGATGGCGCGTTTCTCGGCAGATATAGGGCTGTCGGTGGGTACGCCGGTAGAGGTGATGAGCGCAGGCATGCTGCCTTCTATCTTGGTCAGACGCTCAGAGAAAGAATTCACCTGCCCCAGCAGCCATGCGATACAGGCCACCACGATGGGGATGATCGCTTTCAGTACGTCTGACCAAGCCATGATCAGTCGCTCAGGCCAGCGGGCTCGGGTGCCGTGATCTGCGCTTCAGCTTGCGCCTTGACCTTCATGAACACAGGGTACGCAGCGTCCAGCGGTAGCTTGCCCAAACCGGCGAGCAGCACGTTCATGTCGTTGACAGACAGATCGGAGAGAGTGATCTTGGGTTCGTTCATTTGTCTTCTGCCTTTCGGGCTTTTTCCTCCAGGGGGTTGTTTCGATAGCCGTGGCGGAGGGTGAACCACAGATACCGTGCGTAGAACCCGATCACACCGTGCTCTTCAATCTGCCGTGCGTGTTCGCGTTCATGCTTGATGAGCCGTTCGTCTTGCAAGCGCTCGGGCAAGATGTAGATGCCCCACGGGAGCGTTACTCCCGCGAAGCCCGTGCGGCGCAGGGTCCAGCCAATCAGGCCGTTTGCGGGGCGGATGACCATGGCAGCGGCAATTGCACGACGGGCGGGTTGATCTGATTTGCGATCAGCGACTGCACCGCAGCCTCAGTTGCGTCCTTGTTCACGCCGTTGTCCCAGCACCAGCCCAGCACCATGTCTTGCGTCAGGTCTGGATAGGGCGTGAAGGAGCCCTCGGGCGCGGGGAATGAACAGGTGCCGTACACCGTAGAGGCGTAGTCGCCGTCAGCGCCGTTGCAGCGCCAGCCAGCAGTGACAACTACGTCGGTGTTGTCGCCCTCATTGGGCTTGCACTGCATCCATTCGATGATCCAAGTGAAGGTTGTCATGGTTGTCCTTTCAGGGTTGCAAGTTCCGCCTTGACGAAATCAAGTTCGGCTTTGAGTTCCTGCACACACTTCATCAGCGCGTATTGCAGGTCGGTCTGGTAGATGCTCAGGCGCATCTTGGGCTCTTCTGCCGTGCCCCAGTTCGACTCCATGACCAACTCAGGCGCGACCGCTTGAACGTCCTGCGCCACCACACCCAGCGTCAAGCCGGGGTCATCTTCCGATTGGTCGATGTAGTTGAACGTCTGAACTGGGATGGCGCAGATGGTGTCGAGGTAGGACTTAGCAGGCGCGAAGTTGGTCTTCTCGCGGCGGTCGGAAAGGTTGACGTCGTTACCGCTGTAGTTGGCAAGGCCACCGTTGGAGCGTGCATCAAATCGTACTCCTCCTGTGTCATCACAACTCAAAAAAGAATTTCCAGTTCCGTTTGGAGCAGCTCCTGTGTATGCGACGCGAATACCGTACGCATTTGCTCCTGTTCCGGTAGCGTTGGCAACAACCGCAGTCCAATCACCACCTGCGCCGGTATTCCGAAGTTCGTGGTAAGAACCGGTGCTGCCAACATACGACCCATCATTACTCGCTTTAAGGAACCCCCCGCTCGTGATGCGGGCGCGTTCTGTGGCTCCCGTGTACATTACCATTGCATCAGAAGCGGAACCAATGCTGACGTTGTTGTTTAACAAGCCTGCATTGCTAAATGAGATTCTGCTGTTATTTCCAGTGCTGGAAAAATAATTACCGATAATTCCATCAGTGGCAAAAGCAACAACAAGAGCAACACTAGGGTTTGTAACACCAATACCCACGTTGCCACTTGAATTCAGCACCATCGCCGACGCAGGCGCTGAACCCGACACTTGGAAAGCATCCGTGCTTCCAGCAGTGCCTGCTCCCTTGACTCGGAATGTGCCGTCGGAAGAGACAGTCATTACCTGCACAAAGGCATTTGCGCCCGTGATCGCGTTGCCTGCGGTGCCGGAGGGGGCGGTGTACCAAATGTGCGTACCCGAATTTTGCTGATAAAAAGAAGCCGCAGCACTAGTTTTGTAAATTGAATTACTGCCGTTGAAAAAGAAATTAGCACCAACTTGCATATTGGCAGTGGCGCTACCTACAAAACCCTGGCCTTTTAGTTCAAGTACACCGCCATACCCACTCCAAGCACTCGGCGTCACCCCCAAGCCGAGGTTGCCGGAGGAGTCGAGGCGCATGCGTTCGGTGTTGTTAGAAAAGAAAATTACGGCGTTATTTAGCGTATTACCGATTAGCAAATTATTTCCCGATGATGGGCTTACACCATCGGAGTAATACATGACATATCGACCTGTGCCGCCAGTATCTTTAATCTGATATGCCTGAGTGCTATTTGGAATCGCAATGCTTCCGTTTACATCAAGTTTTGCAGCAGGCGAACTTGTCCCAATCCCGAGGTTGCCGGAGGAGTCAACTACTACAAAGTCCACAGAGTTGCGACGAATACTAAATTTATCGGCTGCGGTATCTAGTTGCTGGTCCCAGTTATTCGGACCCTTGAAGCGCACGTTAAAGGTGTTTGTACCGTCGCCATAGCGGACAATGTTTCCACTGCCAAACACATCCAACTTCGCTCCCGGCGAACTCGTCCCAATCCCCACGTTGCCCGCTACCGCCAGCCCGTTGGTGCCAATGCCTGCGTATGAGGAATATCCGATCAGTTGGCTTTGCTTGACCTCTAGACCGTCAACGGAGACTACTGCAACGTCTGATTCGTTATATTGCAGTTTTACTTTTGCACCGGCTACATTTCCCGCCGTTATAACAGCATTACCGCCATTGCTGAATGTACTGTTTTCGTTTCCTGCAACTGCAAAATAGCCGCCCCTAGCCGTTGTTGCAAGACTGCCGGGGGTGATAATTACGTATCCATCATCTGTACCATCCACAGTATTGGTGAATATTGTCCTAGCGGCTCCAATGGAGTTAAGCTGTAACTTTCCTGCCCCCACGCCGAGGCTCGTCCCATCAAACGTCAGCGCACTCCCCGTGGTCAGCACCTTGCTGCCGTTGAGGTAAGCCACGCCGTTGGCGGTGCCTGCGTTGATGATCGGGTTGTTTACCAGCGATAGACCTGTAGAGGTCAGGCGCATGCCTTCGGCCCCCGCCACATAAAAAAACTGAGCCCCCGCGCCCATGTAAATGGACTCTGCTGCCGTAAGGGATGCGCCATTGAAGATGCCGCTGTATGTGCTATCAGAATAGGTTCGTAGCTTCGTTGTTCCGGCCCCAAAAACTCCAACACCGCTAACCGCAAAGTTCGTCCCATCAAACGTCAGCGCACTCCCCGTAGCCAGCGCACTTGTGCTGGAGGCATACACCACCCCACCGGAGGTGAAAGAGGTCAGCCCCGTGCCGCCGTTTGTTGTTGCAAGCGTGCCCGTAACGCCCGTCGAGAGAGGCAACCCCGTGGCGTTGGTCAGCGTGACCGAGGTGGGAGTGCCCAAGGCAGGAGTCACCAGCGTGGGGGAGGTGGACATCACCACATTACCCGTGCCCGTGATGGCGTTGGACACCAAGTTCTTTGAGGCGTCAGTAAACACCGCCTGCGAGGCCGTCAACGAAGCCACAGGCCCCAGTGAGTTCACTGCCTCCACCACGTTCGTGCCGTCGCAGTACAGGAACTTGTACTGGCCCGCAGGGACAGCGATCCCCGTACCCCCAGAGGTCTTCAGCGTCAGGGCAAAGCCACCCGTCGTGTCGTTCCTGAACACGTACATCTTGCTCACCGCAGGGCAGATGACGTTCTTGGCTTCACCCGGAGTACCTGTGGCCACAATGAACATCCGGCGTGCTTCGTCCGCAGTGCCAGAATTGTTACTCAGCGTGTACGCAACTCCAGGGCCACCCCATGTAGAAATCGTTGTCGTACCTGCTACCGCAGCATCAAGCAGTTCAGTAATGCCGGTGTTTACAGTTTGGCCCCACTGCCCCGCCAACTCCCCAGTAGCAGGAAGCGTAAGACGTAGCGAGGTGGTGTATGAAGATGGCATTTTTTACCTCAAGCAAATCGAAGAAGCGCCGTCGTTGCCGTAGCAACCGGAAGCTGTACCGTAAAATTTGGACCGGCAGTTTTGTCAGCACCGAAGTCCAAAACGGCAATAGCACGGTCGGCTTTGGAAGTGTTGTAGATCAACGCACCACGGGTAACAAAACTGGACCCAGGCCAAGCCGGGTTGTCAAAAGTCGCATACGCCGTAGTACCAGAAAGAAGGACTTGGACGTTGACAAGAACCACCCCGCCAGCGGTGTAGCCTGTGCCTACAACTTCATTAGTTGTGGTGTAAACCGTGGTGTCTGCACCAAGAGAAGCGGCGCTCGTATAGAGCGCCATCTTCAGGACATCGGTATCCAGATCATGGATACCCAGCCATGACTCCTGTTTGAACGAAGAGCACAGCGTTTGTACCAGAGCCATTTAGATCACCTTCGTTCTCACCTGCCCCGAGCGGTAACTGTCTTGTCGGTCTTTCCCGTCGCCCAGGTTCTTCAGCAGCGTCAGTGACTGCACGTACTCTTTGTCCATCAGCGCAACGATGTCCTGCTCCTGCTTCATGAACCGGGCAGCTTCC